GGTAATGGAACCCGTAACACTAACGTTGCCCAGCTCATCAACACTGAACGTCCTGTCGGTGCCGTTGTATGCCCACATCAAATAAGTGGTTGCGGTGCCAAAAGTGGCCGGGCCTATGCCGGTTTGAACAGTTGGCGTATCGATGTCATCGACGGCACGGATTATGCTCTCAGTTGTAATGGCTCCTGCGGCGTTAATGGTTCCAGCCGTGAGTTTCTTAACAGCTAAACTCTCAATCTTCTCTGAGACGATTGCATCATCACTAACCCTAGATTCAATAAACGCCCGATCAACAGGATCAATCTCATAAGCCCATCCACTCAGCCCGGTAATATCCACGCCGGTTTTGGTAGTGACCGCAAATTCTGCGCTGGTGTTCGTGCCTGTCTTGCCAAACAGATCAAAGGGCCGGAGCCTGACATAGTAGGTTTCGCCCTGGGTCAGCCCTGTGGCCACATAGCTGTTGTCCGATACCGTAGCTGTTGGGTCAATAGCATTAGGGTCAAAGCCTTGCGTCTGGCTAACCCAAATATCAACGCCGGCAAAATCCAGATCATCGGGGCGCAGATAGCTGATCTCGATCACGCTGAAGCCTGGTACTACTGAGAGTGCGGCTAAGGGTTCGGGGGCGGTGTTGGATACGTCAAGCTTTGCAGGCCGATCGCTGATCTGATTCAGGCGGCCGCGACAGTAGACGCGAATTTCGAATGAACGCCAGGCGCCGGGGGTTCCATTCTCCCGAGCATAGTCCTCGGCGTTTTTCTCATAGGAGTAGACGAACGTCGGATCCTGCACCCAGTTTGTGCGGACCACTTTGTTCTGAGCCCAGATCTCTACCTGGTAATCACGAAAGTAAAGATCCAGCTCGCCCGCGCCGGCACCCAGTTGGCCTTCCGATCCAATCTCAAACCATTGTCCAATCGTGGTTGCCCGCCAAACAAACTTGGCATCACGTCCGCCAAAATTGGTTTCGTTGCCCTGTTCTTCAAGCTCCAGGCCGCTGACCGGGGGGATGACAATCTTCTCGTCAACGTCTGGGTCCCCTGGATCCGCCCCGATGATCTTGGTGGTTGTGATCGTGGTGGACGCAAAGTCCTGGGAAACCACACCAGTGGTGGATACCGACCGCGCCCGAACCTCATAGGTGGTGCCATCCGATGCGACCGTGATCAAGGCTTCGGGCGATGCAGGCCCGGCGCTTGTCCAGCCGGCGTCACCTTGCGGGCGATATTCCACCAGGGCATAGCTGTACGCTGCATCTGCTGGTGCGGTTACAGAGACCTCCAGGGTTGAGATATTGGCATTGGGAGTCTTCGGGGTGTTCAGTGCTTCGGTAACGGTGAGGGCGGCTGGCTTCTCGCTATACTCTGGAAGGTCAGGGGCCGGGGCGATCTCGCCATTGAGGTACTGGATTTTATGCGCATCCGAAAGGAAGTTTTTTGTCTGAGTGCGCCGTAAACTTGGATCGCGATCCTCAAAAGAAACGTTATTAGGGAATCCTTCGCCTCGCCAGCGGTATTCTCCTCCCGGATTCCCGGATGGATTCCAAGTTATGTAGTTGCTGTATGCTCCTGGGTCGCTGTTTCCGCTTTCTGCAATCGCACTCCCGGTCGTTAGCGTCGGCGGATTTCCAGTCCTTCCGGTTAGCATCCAAAGAACTGCGCCGGGCATACCTGCCGCGCCCATCCCCCCATAAACAACCAATGACGGCTCATCATTGAGGGGCATGTTGATTGATTCGCCGGGCTCGGCATCGCCACCGCTTGTGTCAATCGAGCCTTGGGCGCCAATCTCCGCACCGGCGGCCAAAAAACACGCGCCAGCGCCGCCAGATCCTCCAGCCCCTCCGTATGAATACTGGTATTCGCTAGTGCTTTCTGGAGGATACTTGCTGAGATGCACCCCCCCGTAAGCGGCAGGCTGACCATGAGATCCCGGCTGCCCCGTAAGGTCGCCCGGAATTCCCGTTACCTCTACCCCCTTAACCGATATGGACAATTCCGGGAAGGAGTTAAACTTTCCTGATGATAAGGACCTCCAGTCATACCCTGAAAAGCTGGAGCCTCTAAATAGATAAACGCCTTTTACTAGTATGGGCTTCGTCCAGCCTGCAGGGCCCATTTGGGAGGCGGAGGAACCGAAAAACCTTTGAGCCGGGATGGTGGCAGCTAAGCGGTTGCTCAGGTTCCTTGGCGCACCAGGATACCCCCGACCCCGCCCATCAATCTTCCCGTTAACCTGAAAGAATCCCTTCACTCGGATCTGAGTATTCTTGTCGATCGTTACCGTTGCCCCGGCATTGATCGTCAAATCTTCCATGCAGTAATAGATCGCGGAAGGGTCTCGCAGGTCGTCCGCGCCGGCGAGGGATATGTCGCCGCTGATAGTTGTGATGCCGCCACTGGATGAAACCGCGCCGGGAAAGTTAGTCACATTGATTTCAGTGGCACCCAGCACCTGGTAGATATCATCAGGCAGGGCTGCACCTGGCTGCTCAGGCGGCAACGGCTCAGCTTTCTGCGAACTGCCAAACAGCTCCACCGCAACCGCACCAGTCTTCCAGTTCACCTTCACCTGCTGAACTTCAAATGCACGATCAATGCCGGTGACCTCACCGGTGTAATCCTCAATCTCATCGAGCTGCACGCGCACCACGTCGCCCACTTCCAGATCATTCTGGTCGGGCATCAGGTCGAGCGACAAGCGCAGTGGCGGGCCGGCGTAACGATCACGGAGCGCGTCGAAGCGGTTTCGGAGGGTGTTGTAAGAATGTCGGGAGCCATGCAGGGCGCGAAACTCGAGCTGCTTCAGGTCTGCATCGCCGTGGGTGTCGATAGAGAACTGGTCAATCAGCAGGTTTGTGCGGGTGTACTCTTCCCGCTGGTCTACCCAGTTCCAGGAAATCACGATGCGGTTGATGATGGCGCCCATGTCGTGGTCGAGCGATCCATAACCGGTTATGTTCAGGCGGCTCAGCGTGCGCGTGGACGGTGCACCGGATAGCACCCCGGTCATTCTGCGCAGGCCAATCTCGCCATTGGAGTAGACAGGGGCGTAGCAGCCCATCAGCAGGAACAGTTCTTCTTCTACGAACTGCTTGCCATCCTCGTCGGTTACGCCAGCGATACGGGCAGCAATGCCGTTGTCTGGGTTGCCAATCTCCCAAAGATCCTCACCAATGCCCACATAGTCTGCGGTGCGTATGTACTGAGCGGTGATGCCCAGGTGCCAGTGATCTGGCAGAGTTTCGCCGGGATCCCCGTAAATGCTGCCGGTCAGAATGGCGTAGGCCAGCATGGGTGCGGGCATTTCGAGGTAAACGTATTCCTCAACCTTTGGGGCGTTGTCCGCACCTTCGTCGTCTGACTTCTCCACGCGAATGGGGCGGGTACCCAGAACGCCACGGGTACAGCCGGTGAACTTGGTGGAAGTGGTGCCGGTGTACCGGATGATTTCCTTTTGGCTGTCCTCTTCCAGAATGATGTACCCCACTTTCTGGCCGGGGGCGTCCGTTTTCCCGGATGGGGATGGCGGTTGCTTAACGGTCTGGAAGTCGGTGGTGTTGTACACCTCAACCTCGGTATCGCCGGGCTCCAGTGTCCTCGCCAGTGCGGTGGATTTGACCTCAAACACGCTTTTGCGCATCTCGCGCTGGATGTCGGAACACTTCCAGGAGTAAACCAGATCCTTATAACTGGCACTGCGGATGATCTGGGTTTGCACCAGGGTGTAGGTGGACCAGTCCATCCCCTGAAACCCGACATAGAACCGGGCACGCTTGCCGCGCAAGCCAAGGCCAGCGTTCAGCTTGGCCCGCTGCTTTGTGGTCAGGCCGTCATCGAGGGCGGAGAAAGAAAGGGCGCCGATCTCGGAGAGCGCCTTATCTGGGTTGATCTTCTGAGTGGTGCCGGAGATGTCCGTTAGCGCCGACTCAAATATTTCACCCGCCAGCCCATCCACGGCATGGCTGGTCAGATAGATGACATCCTCGCCGGCGTCATCAAAGGCCACCTCAACAACAAACACAGGCTCCTGAGATTCGGACTGGTTGTACTGGGAAAATTCAGTGGTATCTGTTCTCATATTTCTACTGCCTGCCAGCCGTATTGCCAGAATCCGGTGATGTCCACGCGGGTTTCTGCGTAGTCGCCTTGAATGATGTAGGCCCTGGGATCGTCGGGTATTGCTTCTGTGCCGTACACGTCCAGCGTCCAGGTCTCGCCGGCGGCTACGGAATCCAGAAACTCAATGATTTGCGCTTTAAGGGAATCGTCTTTGAAAGGAGGGGTCTGGAAACTTCGGTTGTTCTCGCGGTGCATGAGGCGAGTTATGCGGCGGCCTGACAGGCTTTGAGCCTCCCGGGTCATCCGCTGCGGGCTGCGGTCGGCCGCTCGAAGTGGCAGCTCGAACGCGATCTGGTCGCCGGTGATGTGACCGGAAAGCAGGGATCGGGTCGCTATGAAGGTTATCGTTGCCATATTTCACCTAAAAAAAGCCCCGATCTGTGTCGGGGCTGATTGGTCGATTGATCTAGGGGTTGTAGGTTTGGTATTTGTAGTCCTTCACCAAGCCGTCTGATCCGAAGGTGATATCGATTCCTTCGCTTTCCATGCTACCCATGCCGCTGATCTTTGCGTATCCCCAATTCATGGTGACGTCCCCGTTTGCGGTTCGGGTTATGGAGGCCGGCTCACCAAACTCTAGCTTGGCCTGCTCCAGCGTGGTCTCGCCTCTTTCTATGCTGCTGATGAAGCTCTGGTCTAGAGGCTTCCCGGCAGTTGTCGTACAGGCCGAAAGCGCGACTACAATAAAAGCCATTAACAATTTCATTCAATACCTCCGAGGTTTTTCGGAAGCTTAGCATGGCCTGCTCAACATTACCTGCCCGCCAGGGCGCGACCGTTCCGAGACGCAGGCTCAACCAGAACAAAATCGGTGCTGTCCAGGTGGTCTTTTATTGATCTTGAGATCTGATCGGCGTCCAGCCCGTTAACGTCTCCGTTAAATATAATCTGAACGCCTCGCCGGTCGTCTTCTATCCGGTCTGAATAGGAAGGGTCAGAGGGTGATGTAACCGGAGGGTTGGTGCCGCTTGAAGAATATCCGCCAGTGCCCACTGATCCGCCGCCACCATCGGTTACCTGGTAGGCCTGGGCAAGGCCAGTTGCAGCAATAAGCCCGACTTTTACGGCGCCCATAAATTCAACGCTGGCGGCTGCGCTGGCGGCCCGGCCGATAGATGTTGGGTCCCCTGGCACTAGCTGGCTCGCAAAGGCTAGCGTTGCTGCCGTCTGCGTATGGGCCATCGTCTGAGCAATGGCCATCCCTTTGGTTATCGCAATGGATGCCAGAGCTGCGGCTTTGTGCTCCCCGGAGTAGACGTTAAGGAGGCCAATCCCTGCCTGCACGGTCGAACTGCGCAAAGATCCGATAGCGTCCTGTGCTTTTCTCTCAATATCCTCCCGCTTTTTCGCGGCCCTCTCTTCAGCATCGACGAGCCTCTGCATTCTTTCTTTTTCTTTTTCGGCCTCCTCATTGCGAAGCTCAGACATGGCTTCCATTTTTTCTTTTTCGTTTTCAAATCGGAAGTTGTCCGCGGCCATTTCGCTTATAGTTCTAGCCTCTCTAAGCGCTGTAATTTCTTCGTCTCGCTCCCCGTAAGCTCTAAGTATTGTTTGCTTCTCAGTCTCAAAATGTGTGGTTAAGGTCTCAAGTCTTTTGGCGAGGTCTTCCTCAAGGCCGTCACGTCCGAAGCCTGTCTGCACTCCACCTCCGGACGTGTCGGTACCGCCGCTTCCGCCGTCTACATCTGGCAGCGTTGGCGGATCTACAAGGTCGAGTAACGGTGCTGGCTTTCCTCCCTTCCCAATATTGTTGCGGAAATTAACGATCTTGTTTTCCGTCTCCGCGATCATGTCCCATATTTCGTCTTTGTTGTAATAGACGACGGCGCCATCTTTGCCGAAAAAGCGAACCCTATTTGTTGGGTTATCGAGCATGGAGTACAGGGTGC